CTTTTTTTTTCTAATATATAATAATTTTCAATTTTTTTGGATAATTATTGTAATCTAGTGTCGATTATGGTAATATATAGGAGAGAGGTGATTATTTTTGGGGAAAGCAAACATAGTTGACAAGCTTGTTATTGAATATAACAAGACGAAGAACAAAAGGGTACTTGACGAGATAGTTGAAAAGACAGAAAGATTAAGCTATAAACTAGCACATGATTATAAAATGCCTGTCAATGATATGAATTACATTTATGGAGTTTCGCTAATGAAAGCTCTTGAAAAATGGGATAGTAAAAAAGGAACGCTATTTACATCTTATCTTATGACAGTAATGCAAAATGAACTAAAGATGGAATGGAGAAAAAAACAAGAGCGTTTTGAACGCAATATCCAAACGTATGGAATATTTTTTTACGTAGAGGATTTTTGTTATGATGAAGATAGGCTCATTTACGATATACTCTTAAATGAAACTATAGAGAAAACAATAGATAATGAAAACATGAAAAACGCAATAAGAATGTTCGTTGATGACGCTAAAGTAAAAGACATCACTAAAAACTGCAACGTTGGTAGAACGAACTTTTACAATAAGTTGAATGATTTTAAAAACATTATAAGAGAAGAGGTAGAAACGAATGAGATTTATGTTTAATGGAAATGTTAATGAACCTGCAAAAAACGATTTAGATGTGTTTCAAGAAGAAGCTTTAAGAAGCATGAGAAGTGATTTACCATACGAAGCAATATGTTCAAACATGTGCATGGGACTAGCTGGAGAAACTGGCGAAACAGTTGATATATTTAAAAAGCACATATATCAAGGAAAAGTGTTAGATATTAACGATGTAATTGAAGAGATCGGAGATATTCTTTGGTATATAGCAAACCTTTGCAATGTTAACAAAATAACAATGAAAGAATGTATGGACGCTAACGTTGAAAAACTTAGAAAAAGATACCCTAATGGATTTACTATAAAAGACGCTTTAGAAAGAGTTGATAAGAACGTTAAATAAGATATTGATAATGTACAAAGGGAGAAAGAAATAATGAGTAAATTAGTTTTAGAAACGAATGTAAGATTAAGAGCAGAAGTGCTTGATATAAATAAAGACGAATATGATGCAATAGTTGATAATTACAGTTCTGAAAGAGAATTAGAACAAAGAGCTAAAGGCGATTTTGAAAGAGCATTAATTGAAGAGCTAGGTTTTAAACCAAGCGATATTAATATAACAAAATTTAAGTACAGATTTGAAGAGGTGTAATTATGGAAAAACATTTAGATGAATTAGATTTATTAAGAATATTTCAAGAAGCAACGAAAGAAAATTTTGAAGAAGAAAAAGAGGATAAGGTTAATCACCCAAAACATTATACTGTAGGTGATATTGAGGTTATCGAGTACATAAAGGACAAGCTAACCAAAGATGAATATGTTGGGTACTGTATAGGAAATGTTATTAAATACGTTTCAAGGTATAAACATAAAAACGGAAAAGAAGATTTAGACAAAGCACTTGTATATTTATCATGGGCAATAGAGGTGATGTAACATGAAGGAAGAATTATTTATTTTAACTCATACAAAATGTTGCAATGAATTAGTAGAAATTCCAGTAAGTGAAAGATATTTATTAGAAGAAGAATTTGAAGTTACTTGTCCACTTTGTGGTAGAGTTGAAAAGCATAAATAGAAAAACTGCGTGTTTTATCTAAATAAACTGCGTGTTTTATCCAAAACAATATTTTAAACAGTATTGAATAGGTTTGAAATGCAGTAAATAAGCCAAAGTTATAAAAAACTGCGTATATTCACGAAAGTACGCAGTTTTATTTTTACCAATTTTAGGAGGTATTTATATGATTATAGATGATGTTATAAATGAGTTAAGAGGAAAAGGTTATAGTATAGGAGAATTTACTTCTGATGTTGTTGAGAACAAAGAGGTTTGTTGGAAAACGAAGAATAGACTTTTAGCTAGGAAAAGAAGAAGAAGATTAAAAGCAGAGTTTATGAAAAGCATAGGTATGTAAAGGAGTATAATATATGTTTACAGAATTACACGTACATTCAGAATATTCAATGAGAGATGGTGCTAACAAAGTAGAAAAACTTTTAGACAGAGCAAAAGAGCTAGGACATACTGCACTAGCAATTACAGATCACGGTAGTATGGCAGGAATTATTCCTGCTTATTTATACGCACAACAAATAGGCATAAAGCTAATAATTGGTTGCGAGTTTTATGTTGGACGTGAAGAAAGAAACCACTTAGTAATTTTAGCAAAAAATCTAACTGGTTATCAAAATATGTTAAAACTTCATGCTTTATCATATACACCAGAGCATTTTTATTACAAGCCTACAATAGAGGAAAGCGACCTCTTTGCACATAGTGATGGCTTAGTAATACTTACTGCGTGTATAGGTGGTAAGCATGGCAAACTTATTATAAGTGGTGAGCGTGAAAAATGTAAAGAATCATTATTAAAATACAAATCAGTATTTAAAGATGATTTTTATATCGAATTACAAGATAACGAAATTCAAATACAAGCAAGTGTAAACAGAGAGCTTATTGCTTTGTCAAAAGAATTAAATATAAAACTTGTTGCTACTAATGACGCTCACTTCTTAACTAAAGAAGATAGTTATGCTCACGAAGTTTTACTTGCGATACAACAACAAAAGAAAATGACGGATCAAACTCGTTGGAAGTTTGAAGGTTCATCATATTATATACATTCTTATAATGAAATGATTTCAACTGGACTTCCAATAGAAGCAATACACAATACAAAAGAGATTGAAAACAAATGTAACGTAGAAATTGATTTATCTTCAATTCATGCTCCATCATTCAAAGGCTTAAATAAAGCCGAAGAAATAAGTTTGTTAAAATCAAAAATGAATGAATGGTACGCAAAAACGTACGGTAATATTTACAATAAAGAAGTTATAGAACGAATCAACAGAGAGCTTGATGTAATAATAAGTAAAGATTTTACTGGTTACTTCCTATTAGTTGCTGATTACATCAACTCATTTGAATCAATAAAGATTAATCAATATGGCATAGAACAAAATCTTATGTGTGGACCAGGAAGAGGTTCTGGCGTAGGTTCAATGGTTGCTTACGCACTAGGTATAACAAAAGTAAATCCAATGGAATACGATTTGTTATTTGAACGTTTCATTAACGTAGACCGTCTATCTTATCCAGACATAGATACGGATTTTGACTATGAACATAGAGAAAAAGCTATACAATACATGATTAATACTTATGGTAATGAACATGTAGCTCAAATAAGTGCTTTTGGTACTCTTCAACCTAAAGCTACTTTTCGTTATATATTAAGCTCATTTGATTACCCTACTAATATCATATCCAAAATATCAAAACTTATTCCAGATAATTGCGAAAATATTGATGAAGCATTACGTGATCCTGCGTTAATGTTTGCAACTAAAGGAATGGATAAAGAAATAAACGTAATGAGAGCGTTAGAAGGTATTGTAACAACACAAAGTACCCACGCAGCGGGGTTAGTTGTAACAGACGAACCTATTTATAACTACGCTCCATGTCATACAACTAGCGAAGATAGAGGTAGATATGTATTAAGTATGGATAAGAAAAAAGTTGAAAAGCATGGCTTAATCAAACATGATTTCTTAGGACTTAAAACATTAACAGTTATAAGAAAGACGTTAGCACGTATAAAGAAGTCTTATAACGTTGATATAGATATATGGAATATAAAAAAAGATGACGCTAAAGTTTATGATTTGCTTAATAGTGGTCATTTAAGTGGCGTATTCCAACTTGACGGAGCTTCTGCAAAACAAATAGTAGATAAAGTTAAACCTCGTAAGTTTGATGATATTATCGCTTGTGAAGCAGTTTGTAGACCAGGGGTTAAAGAAGCAAACGACTTTATTAATAAAATGTGTAGTGAATATGGAATAGAAGAAATAGATGAAATTTTACGCCCTACTTACGGAGCTATAGTATTCCAAGAGCAAACAATGAGATTAATGAACGTTGTTACTGGTAACAGATGGACATTAGGTAAAGCAGATTACATGAGGAAGGTGAAAGATCTTGAAGAATATAGAGCAGATTTTGTTAGTTGTGCTATGGATAATGGTTACGACAGTAATTTTGCAAATAACATCTTTGATAGATTCGATTTGGGATACTCATTTAACAAATCTCATGCCGTGGCTTATGCTTTTATTACTTATGCAACTGCTTACTTAAAAGCATATTACCCTACAGAATATATGTGTGAATATATTGATATGTATAAGAGCGAATCAGATACAGTTAAAGAAGCTATAAATGAATGTAAATCATTAGGTATAAGAATTATTGCACCTAATATAAATGCTACTCACGTTGGATTTGATGTTGTAGATGGTAATATATGTTTTGGACTTTCTGGTGTTAATGGAATAGGTGAAAAAGCAGTTACTAAGCTTATTGATTACACTAGTAAAACAAAAATAAATACATTGCAAGAGCTTATAGATAGTAAAGCACTTAATAAAACTGGAATAATAGCGTGTATTAAGTGTGGAATATTTGATAAAGAAGGTGAGAGAAATGATTTAATTAACTCTTATATTTCGACAAGAAGTAAGAAAGAACGTGAATCAGAAATGATTACAGAGTATAACGATAAGATAAAGTTAAAATGGGAAAAAGACGTATGTGGTATATACTTAACTGCTCACCCATTAGATAAATATTCCTTGAAAAATTATTCAGAAGTGTCGAATAATGGATTATTTGGTGGTATAATTAATAGTGTAAAAGTTATTAAAACAAAGACAGATAAAGAAATGGCGTTTGTTACTATTGAAGATAGAGAAAGCATAATTGACGTAACAGTTTTCCCTAACGTTTATAGTCGTTGTTCATCATCTTTAAAGGAAGGTTACGTAGTATTCACCAAAGGTAAGAAAGACGGTAATAACAAATGGATAGCTGATAATATAGAAAGAATAGGGAGCGTGTAACAACGCTTCTTAACAATTTGAAATTATTGTGAATTAAATAAGGAGGGTATATGTATTATAGAGTTACAAAATTGAAGAGATATAAATTGTTAAATTTGATATTAAACATAGTTTCTTTTCCTATTCGTTTTCCGATATTTTTGTTATATGTTATAGCAGAGAATGCAACTAAAATAGCCGAGAATCTATTGGATATTTGCGATAAGTTTTTATACTGGATAAGGGAGATTGTAGTTAATTTTTTTAAATTTAGAGAAATTGCAGATGAACAATATGAGAAGAATAAAGAGAAGTTTAAAAAGGATTGTTGATTCGCAATTCAAAACTATTAGGAGGTAAAGTAAATGATAATTAACTGTAAAGAAATAAGAGAGAAAGAAATATCAAAGATCAAAGAAACGTACAAAGGTGGTTGTAAAGTAGTATTCATACAGATAGGTGAGAACCCTGCGTCTAACGTATATGTACGTAACAAAATAAATTTATGTAAGGAGGTGGGAATAGAAGTAAAGCATATTCAAGGCGATGAAGAAACATCACAAGAAGCGTTAATAAACTCTATAAAAAGATTTAATCTTGATAAAGATATACACGGAATAATGGTTCAGTTACCTTTACCAGAACATATAAGCGAAGAAGCAGTAATAAACGCTATAGCACCAGAAAAGGATATAGACGGATTTACTACTATTAACAAAGGTAAACTTATGATTGGTGATAAGGACGCTATAATCCCATGTACGCCTAAAGGAATAATGACTATATTAGAACATCAAGGTATTGATTTAAATGGTAAACTCGTTACTATAGTAGGACGTTCAAATATCGTTGGTAAACCTCTTGCTCAATTAATGATTAATGCAGGAGCAACAGTAACAGTTTGTAATAGCAAAACAGATGAAATAATTTTAAATTGCTTAATTGCTAGTAGCGATATTTTTATATCAGCAATAGGTAAAGCAAATCACTTTAATAAAAATATTCTTGAATTTTACAGATTAAATAACATTATCGCTATAGATGTAGGTATTAATCGTGATGAAGAAGGTAAGTTATGTGGTGATATAGACAAAGAGCTTTATGAAGAGTTCAAGGACGTAACAAGCGTTCCTGGTGGTGTTGGTGTTATGACAGTATTAGAAGTCATAAAGAATAGTATCGAGTGCTATGAAAGGAGTAAGAAATAATGAATGACGTACCATTCATGGGTTTTGAAGATAAAGTAACTCTAAGCATAGTTTTAATATGCTTAGTTGCTTTTATTATATCAACTATTATAAGAAAAATAAAAAGTGCTATAAATAAGGAGGATTAAAGAATGAAGAGGTTTAGTGTAAGTTGTATTGGAACATATGAAACGTGTGGTTATAAGTGCCTTAGACAATATAACAAAATAGGGGAAGAAAAAATAGAGGACGATAAGAATTTTTATGGAGAGTTTGGAGCTTTGCTTCACGATCTATTCGATAAGCATTATAAAGAAAATTTAACACAAGAGCAAATGGTTGATATGTTCTATAATGCAGTTAATGATTTAGAGTGTGAATTTCCAGATGGAAAGAAAGAACAATATATAAATGAAGCATTAGAGCAATTCGATTATTTTTATGAAAAGTACGCTAATATGAAGCCTATCTTAACAGAAGAAGAGTTTGATTTGCAAATAGACGGCATATCATTACCATTCAAAGGATTTGTAGATAGAGTAGACGGTAGCATAGAAGATAAGTCAATAGTTATCAGCGACTACAAAACTGGTCGTAGCTCGAAATTTACGAAGAGAGAGCTTTCTGATAACATACAAGCCACCGTATACAGTTTGTATTATAAACAAAAATACGGATTTTATCCAGAGCGTTTTGTATTTATTTTTACAAAAGAGAGAAAAACAAAGGAAATCGAAATAAATGAAGCGTTTATAGAACGTGGATTAGCAAGAATAAAGAGAAATGTAAGAGCTATGGAACAAGGAATATTCTTACCAGAAGCTAAAGGTGGAAAATACTTCTGTAAGAACTTCTGTAAATATTATGATGAGTGTCCTAAATACATCAAGTCTAATAATGGTTGGGATTTATAATACGCAATTTGAATATATTGCGAGTTATTGAACAAAAATGCAACAACTGAAATTAGGACAAGGAATATTCGGATTTAGGAGTGATTAAATGGATAAGGTTGATTTTATGAATATTGTGCAAGATTGTTTTGATGATTGTAAAACATGGCACGATTTAAAGAAAAGAAAACAAATAATGGTTAATACTATTGAAAGTATGTTTAAATTAGAAATGGAATTTAGAAAAGCTATGGAGGAAGAGTAATGGAAAAGTTATGGTTAGTTACAGCATGGGAAGATTGGGATTTAGAAACTAAGGATAGTTTTATGGTAGTCGCTAAAGATAAACAAGAAGCGAGAAATAAAGGGTTAAAAGAAGGTTATTATTCTAACTGTAGAGTTACTAAAATAGAAAATGTAGATGGATATGATATAAAATTAGAAAATAATTCGTATTGGAAAAGTACAAAGTAACGAACCATTCAAAATATTACGTAGTGTATCACGTAAAAAACATAGGCAGAATACACCTTGCACCATGACCTATGTTTATATTTTTAAAATTACTAAGGAGAGATAATTAACATGAATATAACATTAAGAAACTATAAAGATAATTGGCAAGATGTAAAGAACGCAACAATGAATACGATCGGTAAAGATAAGGGTGCATACCCTTCTTCCGATTGGAAAAGAAGATTATTACTTAGTGAACATAGTCCTATAAGAAAGTTACATATAGGGTGGAAATGGAGCGATTTAAAATACTGGGTATCAGTACATTTAGTACGCCATAAGTACGGTATAGAGCATTTTGTGTCTACCCAACGTACTGATAGAACTGGAATAAGTCGTGATGAAATGCCACAAAACAGTTTAGTTAATCACGAATGTGAAGCTAATGCACAAGCGCTTATAAACATATCAAGAAAGAGATTATGTCATTGTGCTTCATTAGAAACAAGACAAGCATGGCAACAAGTTAAAAACGAGATAGCTTTAGTTGAACCAGAATTAGCGTCAGTTATGGTTAAAGAGTGCATATATCGCGGGTTCTGTCCAGAAATGTTTAGTTGTGGGTATCACAAATCAGAAGCGTATAAGAAGGAATTAGAAGAGTACAGAAAGGGGGTAAACGAATAATGGTTGTTTTAAGTGTAGATCACGGAGCAAGAAGTGGATATTGCGTATTTGAAGATGGTAAATACGTTGAAAGTGGGATAGTTACGTTAGATTGCGTAACTTCCCTTAGACAAGCTCAAAGAGAGTTTTATCAAATATTTTCTTTTTATAATCCAGATGTTGTAGTTGTTGAAAAAGTTAACGTTGCAGGAAGTAAATTTGGTGGAACAAATATTGTTAAATTAGCTCAACTGCAAGGCATTGTTTTGTTATTAGCTGATATGTTTAATTGCGAAGTTAAAGAAGTAAACCCAATGAGCATGAAGAAAGTTATAACTGGTAATGGTAAAGCAGAAAAAAGAGAAGTAGCTGAATGTATTGCTAAACGTTGGAGCTTAAATCCTAACCATATATGTGTTCCAGTTTACTATAAAAAGAAAGATGGAATTAAAACATATTTAGCAGATGAATCAGACGCTATTGCGTTAGGAACATATTATTTGGAAGAATGTAAAAAAGGTGCATAAATTGTAAAAATTTGTTGACAAAGTTTTCATAATTTGTTATAATTATATTGTAGTTGAGAGTTAACGACTTATCCGACTTAACGCTTTAACTTCTTTACTAGCACATATATATATGAATTATGTTTAGTGGCACAACATGATTCGGTTTTTTCACACCTCCTTTCAATAAAATTATATACTTAAAGACACGTTTACAGGTTGGCGTGTCTTTTTTGCTTTAATGAATTAAAACTTTATAACTTTAACTTGCTAAAGCGTGGGGGTATCTTTTTGCGTTCTAATGAACGTTACTAAGCATTTTTTTTGCAAATCAAGAAGAAATTCAAGAAAACCTATTGACAAGTACAACTTTTTGAGTTACACTTACTAACGAACAGTTATGCGTTGATAAGCGTTAGAGCGTTTAGTAACGTATAGCAACTTCGCTTCGCTCGTATTTGATTTTGACAAATCAAATGTGAATTTATTTTTTATTTACGTTTCTAAGCGTTAAGACGTAAAGCAAAGCGTAAAGCAATGCGTAAGAACGTATAAAGAGCGTTAAAGCGTAAGCAACGTTAGTTAATACAATAAACGTTAAAACGTAATGAACGTAAAGCGAAAGCGTTGCTACGTAAAGAACGTACTAAACGTACATTACGATATAACTATTACGAGGGGGTAATTATACCTATGATTAGGTTAAGTTATAAACAACAAAAATTAGTTGATTTTATAAATAATTATAGAAGATATGTAGATCTAAACCCTATAAAAGAGTTTGAGAGTAAAGAAGCACTTGATATGTTCATAAGAGAGAATTACAACAAAGCAAAGGTGTGTAGAGCTAGAGGTAGAGAAATGATGGGGTATTATAATAATACTAAGAGTGGTAGATTAAATGCAGAGATACAAAAAGGGAAAGCGACAAATAGTGGTCTATGCAGTACAAAGCAAAGTGAATGGAATAAAATACTTAATGAAAGAGTTAAAATAAAAGAGTAGGCGTAACCTACTCTATTTTTATATTCTTGTTATTTCAACTTTCTTAGCATTTGATATATGATTTTTTATTTGCTCTATTATGTTACTTAGTTCTGCGTATGATCCAATGTGTTTTCCGTCAATAACAACTCTATATACAGGTTTAGTAGTAGTTGTCGTTGATTTGTATTCAACGCCAGTTATACCTTTGAATAGAGCTTTGCAAACTTTTTCTACGTCAAATAAATCCATATCTGCTTTGCTATCACAGAAGCCTAACTCAACAAGTATTGCAGGAGCTTTAGTGTTCTTGATAACGTAGAAGTTAGCAGTTTTAATACCTCTATTTTTCCAACCTACTCCTTTAACTAATTCATTTTGAACATTAGTTGCATAAGTCTTTCCTTTCTTAGATGAAGAATAGTAATACGTTTCTACTCCCATAGCGTTATTTGTTTTTTGATAAGCATTAAGATGAAGAGAAACGAATAAATCTAAATTAACACTATTAGCTTTATTAACTCTATCGCTTAGATCACTATTACTTTTATCTACAGTACAATTATGTACTTTATGACCTTTCTCGGTTAACATTTCGGTAAGTCTTTTATGTACTTTTCTGTTCATATCAGTTTCACTAGCGTAACAACTAGCACCAGTACCTAATCCAGAAAGTGTGTGTCCTGCGTCTAATCCAATATACATTAAATCAACTCCTTTGCTTCGTTAGTAGCTTGTCTACTTACACTTGCACCAAAATAATAACCAACAACCATGCTAAATACACTTAGAAATTCTGTAGAACCTATTTGCTTGGTTAGTGAAAGTACACAAAACACTACTGTAAGTAATATTGCGATAATCTTTTTTACACTTATAAGTTTGTTCAAAAATATCACTCTCCTACTTTCTAGTTTTAGTTGTTTTCTTTGCTTTTTTCTTACAAGCCATTACTTATCACCTCGTTTTACTTGTTCTTTGATGTCATCTACATCTATTTTTATAATATTCACATCTTCCCTTAGTTGACCAAAATGTTCTTTGAAGTTATCAATAATTTCAAGCAATTTTTCTTCTCTTGATATTGAACGTGCTTCTCTTTTTTCAGTTTCTTTAAGAACGTAAATAACAAGGAGAATACAGACAATAGTCCATATTCCTTGTCCTTCTAAAGCTCTTATAAGTACATCAGACATTTTATCACCTCTAGTATATATTTAACGCTTTCATTAGTCTTTCTAACTCTTGCTTTTCTTTTAATTTTTCTCTTGTGTTTATGCCCATTGATTGTGCTTTCTTTTCTAAGTTTTCAAGTAGTTCTTTATACTCTCTTACTTCATAAGACGTTCTCTTATCTACATTAAATTCTTGACCACCTAATCCTAGTAACGCCATTAATCCACCTAGCTTATCATCAGATGTTACATTTTCAAATGACCTATCCATAGTTCTTACACTAGGTAAAGCGTTAGTAATTAAATGTTTAGCTTTAGCATTGATGTACTTTGTTCCGTCCTCACCTATTTCAGTTTGTCCTAATATTCCACCTAAAAGACCTTCTATTGGAGAAGCTTCTTTCACTTGACCTTCGTAATTCTCTATTTCATTACCGAATGTAAAGTTTTTATTTGTAGCGAGTTCTAAAGGTGTTTTTATTATAGGATTAAGTGAACCTAGAATATTAGTATCTTGAATCCACGGTAAGTTAGTAGATATTGTACGTTTCTTTCCACCAAAATTAGTTATTATTTTGTCATTATCGTTATCTTTTAGAAGAGCTTCTTCTTCTTTTGATACATTAACTTTACGTTGGTTATCTAATATTCTTCTAGCATTTTTAACTGGTGTAGGATTGTGCATAAGCGTATCTATTTGTAGTTCCATATTCTTCTTAGCAAATGCATAGAATGGTATTATACGCTTCATAAAATCAACTTCAAAGTCTGTCAAATCAGAATAATCGAATAAGAATTTATCTACATGAGCTTTAGCTTCAAGTGGTGAGTAACCTCTTTCTAAAAGTATTGAGAATTGCTGACGTTTAGCAAGTTTTTCAATATTCTCACCTACTTTTTGTGAAGTGTTAAATATTGCTTCTATAGGATTAGTTTTAGGTTTTGTAACTCCGTTTATCAATTCATCTATTGATATGTTACCTTTACGAGCCTTGTTAAATTCTGTGCTTAATTGCGTTACATCATCTAAACCAACTTGTTTAAACAAATCATTAACCATTTTACCAGTATATTCTACGCCATCAACACTTTTAAATAGCACTTCTGCACTATCTTTACCAACTTCGTTTGCTATTTGTAACCATTTAGGATTAAGTGCTTCTGCTCCTACGTCAAGATACATTTGAAATGAGTTACCGAAAGCGTTTCTTACATGGAATCCTACGCTTGTTGTAGCCATCTTCTTCCATATTCCAGTAAATTTATCATATACTTTTAAGAAATTGTCTTTATCTTTTGTGAATTGTTCTGTCATAGCTTTTTGATAAGCGTCATATGTTACGCTATCTATAGCATAAACTGGAACATTCTTCGTACTCATGTTTATTTTTTCAAAATCTTCCCATGTAAGCTCTGTGTAATCAATAGCTCCATTATATTGCTCTGCTTTCTTTGACCACATAGTTTCTTTTAAATTCTTTTGAAGTGATTCGTCCTTTAGTGCATTAACAGTAATATCAGCACTTTCACCTTTAGGATATACAAGTTTTACGTTTCCTTGTTTAACTTGCTCTTTAAGTTCTCTAGCAAATGCACGTTGAGGTAAACTAGAGAATAACTCATTTTTAGCTTGTTCGTAAGTTTGCCCACCTTTTACTTTTCTATAATTTTCAACTTTATCTAACTTATCTAATGCTTCTTTTTTAACCTTTTCTAACATACCATCTGGTAAATAATTTTCGTTAGGCATAAAGTTTTCTATTTCGTTCCTAATAGATTTATAATCTTGTTTGTTAAGTAGCCCGATAAAGTCATTGTAAATTCCTTGCTCTGTTTCTTTAACCCACTTTCTATTACCAGTTGCGTTCTCTACTATGTTATATAAACTTCCGTCTTTTCCTTTTGCCCAACCAAGCTTAACACCCATTTTATCAAGGTACATATCTTTAAGCTTAAAGTCATAAAAAGCATTACCATGTTCATACGTTCTTTGTATCATAAGTCTGGCAAGATCACGCTCAAAGAAGTTCTTTATTGCTCCTTCCTCACCAAACTCTTCTAGTGTTTTCTTGTAGATTGCTTCGTTAAGTTCAGCGATAGTGCTAGTTCCATTACCAGTTCTTGCTTTCATAAACTTTTGTTCATTGTAACGTAAGTTCTTTCTATCTCTGAAATAAGCTTCAAGGAATACATTTAAATCTGTGTTATTAGCAGTTTTCTCTAGTGCTTCATCACTCATACGTCTAGGAACATAACCTTGTGTAGTTATAGAGTTAACATCAAGCCCGAAGTCTTTTTCATCAGCTAAAAGTTTTCTCATATACTCTGTGTAGTTTACGATAAAATCTTCTGCTTCTTTAGTTCCACCTAAAGCGTCAACTACCTCTTTGTTATCTCTTATTAACTCTACTGGCGTTTTCATTGTCTTTTCGCCATCTAAATTTCTTATATTCTTCTTCATGTTTTCAGCGTAAGTGTCGTAAAGTTTATTACCACTTTCACCAAACAAGTTATCTATTGTTGCAGTTAATCTAGCAATATCATCTTCACCATTCTTTACTTTAGCAAGTGAAGTTTCTAAACTATCCTTTGTAAGTCTAGCTCTGCTCTCAAACTTTTTAGCACCAGTAAATCGTTCTAATGCTTTGTCAAATTCAGCGTCATTGATACCTAGTTGTTTAAATAGCGTTTGTATTTCATCAACAGTTTTCTTAGACAAATCAATACCTATTCTAGCGTTCTTTCCTGCAACTATATCAGCTATTTCAAGAAGTTCACTACGCTTAGATTTACTTATACCTTTAATACCGTACTCTTTAAGCATTGCTCTAAGTTCTTTTGTATTCATATCGTTTATCGTTCTGTCTTTAACTTTAGATGTTATATCGTCAGCTATTTTTTGAACATCTGCGTCTATAGGCTTTTCGTACTTAACATTGCCAGGAAGTTCTTTAGTTACTGTTGCTTCTAATTGAGCAGTAGTTTGTTCTGACATAGCTTTATTAAATGCTCTACGTTCTTCATATCCTCTTTGTAAATCTTCAACTATTTGTTGTTTTTTACCGTTTTTGTATTTTAATTTTGGTTCATCATTCCTTATAAAATCTAAAGATTCTTTTGAAAACACTTCTCTTAATTTATTAGGTGTATCTTCTGGAATTGTTATAGGTCTAGTGTTCAAATCATTTTTTGCAGTATTGTTTGTGTTTTTAGATGGTGTTATATCAAGTTCATCAAAATACTTATTAAGATTAGAAGATTTTATTTTTACTTCTTTTTGTAATGCTATTAATTCATCAATTTTATCAGATGATATTTTCATATAATCGTTAATATCGTCTATCTTTTTGCCAATAGATAGTCTTTCTCGTGGTGTAATATCTTGGTTTCTTAGCAAATCATTTAGCTTCTCTATTTCTTCGCTTAACGTTTCTTTTGATTTCTTTAACGTTGATATTTCTTTATCAATGTTGTTAGAGAACGAATCTAATTCTAAATATTCTTTATAATCCCCACCATGTTGAGTTAATTTTTCTATTGATGTTGAATTTTCTAATGCTTCATCTATTTGTTTTAAAACGCCATCTATACTAGATGTTAAACCTTCGTATTCTCCGTTTGTTAAGTATTGTCTATCACTAACTTTTTTAGAGAAGTAATCAGATACTTTTTTCTCTGCGTCCTTAACATTCTCATAATTAAAGTTTAAACTATCTTGCCCTGCATAAACGTTTTTGTTACCCATAAAATAATCATTTTCAAGCATATCATCAGCTATTCTTTCAGCTCTTCTCATTAATTGTTGTTGTTCTTCTTTGCTAAGTTCAGAGAATACTTTACCGTGATATTTCTCTGCAAATTCTCTTGTTATTTGTTGCTCTGCAAGTTGTACAACTCCACCTTTATTAGTGATTTTATAACGTTTAGGTAAATTATCTATTGTTACTCTCTTAGCACCCTTGTTACCACTATTAAGATATGATAGTATTTCTTCTAAATCATGTTTTTTACCAGTAACAGTATCTAATACTTCTGTTACATGGTCGAAGCCTTTAGACATTGAACTATCTATTCCACGACCTTTAACAATTGACCTCATTTTTCTTGCAATGTCATTTCTTAATCTTTTTTCTACAGTATCAGTAAGAATAGATGTTCTACCATAAATAGATTTCATACTACCTTCTGTTAATTGTGATATATCATCAATTCCGTAAAGCTTTGCTAAGTCTTTTAAATTAGCTTTCGATTTATCACCGTATATTGTTTGTCCATCAAATAAACTAGAGAATCTATTTTTGAAATCTTTGTAATCTAAAGGTTCTTTAGGTGAAACATGATATTTACTCTTATTATTTAACATATTTTCAGCTTGAAGATGTATCATTTTATCAAATACTTCACTTGCTAATTCGTCACCTGAATGTCCTAGTTCTCTTAACATTTGATCTTTTGCACTAAACATTTCATCTACTCTAGTTTCTATAAGGCTTCTGTATTTATCATATTCTATTTGCATAGATGTTGGTGGTAATATTTCAGTACCTTCTTTTGGATTTTTAATATTACTATGTTCTATTCCAGTAAAGTTATCTGCTTTTTCTATAGTTTTATCAACGTTCTTTTGTATCATTTTATCTAAGCTATCCATAACTTCTTTAGTATTATGAGGTGTAACATATGTAGATACATTATTAGCTTCGTTGAAGTTTTTCATATCTCTCTTTATTGTCTTGTACATATCATCAAACGAAGTACGTATTTGTGACATTTTAGAACGTATCTCATTAGCTTCTTTTATGTTTCTATATCTTGTTCCGTCTGGTCTAGTCTTAGTTATTTTTTCAAGTTGCTTATTAGTTATATTATTTAACACTTTTTCACGTTGCTTTGGAGTTAAGTCCAAGAAGTCATCAAACTTTTCTTTCTTCATTCCAGAAAGTTTTAGCCAATCTTCTATAGCACTTTTACTTTTATCAGCATAAAGTTCCCAAAGTGTTGTTGCTTCTGGATTAGTTTCTTTAAGTTCGCTTATTACATCTTTTTTATTTCTCTTTATATCAAGTTCGCTTATATCACGTATTTGTTCTGTTTCACTAGCAACTTCATCTATTGCTTTTGCACCAGTAGATTCTATAAAGTCATCTATTTGTTTTGCATTATCAAATTCTTTTTTAGTGTTATTTAAAAGTTCATAAGCCCTTTTTCTCATAGCTCTTTCGCTTTCAGTAACAGTTTTTGTTGCATTATCAAGCTCTCTTGAAGCGTCATTTATAAATTTTTCAAATATATTGTAATGAGCTTCGTCTTTAAGCACATCAGAAACGTTATGAGTTTTAAGCTTTTCCATAAGTGAAGATATTTCTTTAGTGTCTTTTCCTAACGCTTTCATATCTTCTATAAGAGTTTTAACTTGTGCAAAGTTTTCTTCATTCATAAGTTCTTTAGCGTATTTGCTTTGATTCTTAACTTCTTTTGAAGCAACTTGTTTAGCGTACTCTAATGGATTATTTTTTATTAATTGTTTTAATTCATAATTAGTATCAAGCTTCTTTAAGATACTTTTAGGTAAAGCTTCTAGTGACGCTCTTATACCATCTTCACTCTTTTTAAAGTTCCATGTGTTCTTTATTGCTTCGCCACTTTTTTCTAATCCTTTTCCAATCGTTTTATCTATACCTAATGATTTACTTATCTCTGCGATTTTATCAGCACTAATTATCTCTTTTTCTATCGTTGTAAACGGAACAGTAAAGTTTAATCCTTTATAATTTTTAACGTTGTTTTTATTAATAGTTTCTGTAATTTTCTTAGCTTGTTGTGTTAAATCAACTACTTTATCAGCGTTTTTAGTTCCTTTAGCAACGCTATTAATACCTTTTATTGCGTTCTCTACTGCTTCTTGTGTAACTTCTGTACCTACTTTTGATACTGTTTTACCTTTTGTTAATGCACCAAGTCCACCAGTAAGATAAGTAGTTGGATCTAGTAATATATCAAGTGCTAGTCCACCAGCAAAACGTCCTGCCTTTTCACCAAAACCTTCATCACCAGTACGTTCTCCTGCAACTAAATCAACTAAATCACTACCACGTTTTATTTTGTTTTCATCACTTGTTAAAGAACCAACGAACCCATCACCTAAACCTTTTAAAAATTTAGTGTTTTCATCACCATCAAGTGCATTATAAAGTCCAGTAGTTACGGCTTGACCACCTGCTGATATGATATTAAAGAACCTAGTAAGTAATCCTGCGTCATTTTTAGCTTGTTCTGGTACTTCTATTCCAGAAGCGTTAAGACGTTGCTTTAAATCATAAATATCTTTTCTGTTGTAGAACGTACTGTCTATTGGAATGTCTGGTAAGTTGTTGTATTGTTTGTCTGCCCAACTATCCATACCTATAGATTTTAAAAATCCAGTATGAAGTATATTATTTACTTTTGGAGTTTCTTCTTTAGGAACAGAGCTTAATATTTGTTGATATGGATTTTTACTTGAATATTGCTCGTTTTCAAAACCAGAAAGGGGAGAGTAATCCCCTAATGAGTTAAAATTAGTAGTTGTTTTTCTTGTGCTTTTAAGCATATCATCTAACCAATTCATAATCTTATCGTTCCTTTCTAAAATCTACTAGATAAGCTATAGAAGTCTTGTGTTCCTATACCTTTACTAGAAGAAGATGATGATGAAGATTGTGTTTTTTCTCTATTTCTTAAATATCCTTGTACACTTGTGCTTAATGGATTTCGATTTCCCCAATCAGTTATGTTCTTTTGTAAGTCAGAATAATCATATCCATACTTCTTATTATCGTTATACATTGACACATAAATTTGATGTAATGCTTTATATTTATCATCGCTATCCATATATGGGTGAGCTATTACGTCGTTTATAGTATCTCTGTAGTTGTTATAAGCTTCTCTTTCTAACTCTTGATTATAAAGTTGTTGTTTATAATCAAACTCTTTTTGTTTCCAAGCGTTACTACTATTCATTTGCTCTCTTTGAAGTGCTAATTGTGCATATTGATATTGCTTTTGCATTTCAGCTAAAGCATATTGTTGTTGTAATTGTCTGTTTTGGAAGTTTTTATTCCAATCTCTATCTTCTAATTGACGTGCTAAACTCATAATAGCGTCTAATTTATCAGCTTCCATTTGTGCTAACGTGTTATTAAAGTTTTGTTCCAATAATTTCTTTTGTTCATCAATATTATTTAAATCAGCAGTTCTGTTTCTATTTATATCTCCTATAAGTCTTGTATTTTTAGCGTCTTGTTCTGCTAACCCACTTATAGCAATAGAAGAGTTTGATAATCCTCTACCAAGTAATGCGTTTGATACATTATTTTTGTTAAGCTTATTATTTAAGTTTTGATTTTGTACTTGCAGATCATAATTATTATTTATTCCAGTTTTTTGTTGTTCTAAATTTTGCTGATTACTTGCAAGTTGATTTTTTAAAGCGTCAACTTTTAAGTTATAACTAGGAGTATATTGTTGTTGAGCTTGTTGATAATATTTATTATTAGCGTCCATTATTTCACCTCTATTTATTTGTGTATTTCATTATCGCTTCTATAGTTCCATAAACACTTATTCTTGCTAAATTCGTTGTATCTACTTTTATAATATTCCACTCACCAACCTTTACGTACTGTGATATGTCTATGTTATTAGCAGTAGCGTTACCACTTGATACAGAACAAACTTTATTATCATTAACATAAACATTTGTAGTACCTGGGGCAGTAGTTGATACTCTTATTCCTTCTTTTAGTTCATGGGTATGCTCTGGTATAGTAACACTAGCTTCACCAGTATGGCTATGTGGTGGAACGCTTACACTAACACTTATAGGTGGTAATTCATGTGAGTGTTGAAAGTTCTTTAAGTCTGCATAAGGAGTTACCTTATTTAAATGCATACCGCTTAATATAGCACTCGCTAAACCTACTTTATCTGTTGATTGTAAAAAACCACCCATAAGACTAGACATATTACCATTCATATTTCCATCTATAAGATATTTTGTAGGTGCTTCATATTCATAAGGTGGAGTTCCCCATTTTGTTACGTAAGCAGTTTTTGAAGCAGTATATCCACTACCAGTACAACTACCACCACCAGAGATACTAAGGTTTACACTACCTCCTGCAACTCCACCACCACCTTTTGTTACATCACTATCCATACGATAGTTTTCTACAAAAGCGTTAAGTGTAGCTCCTTTAATAGTTTTAATATTAGGTGGAACATAGAACCTAACATAAAGAGGATAAGTTTTATCTACGTTACCATCACCTTGAAATGGTATATATTGTGTGAGTATGCTATTTTGTAACGCAGTATCAGTATCGCTAAAGTTTATGTCGCCGAACACCTTTTCAAATATGTTCATAAAATTTTCATTAATTTTCATTATATCTTGTCCAGTTGTTCCTCTGACTTCTTCTCTTACATATGTCATATTTTATCTCCTTTAATCAGCGTCTAGTTCACAAATAAGCTCTGGTGCAACTAACTCAAAACTAGAGTTATCAACATTTTCTATCATTAATTGGAACATACGCCCTTTGTTTTTTAATTTCTTTCTTAATAACGTTTCTTCTTCTGGCAAATCAATAATAAGTTCTTTTGTTTTACGTTCTGTTTTTAGTTTTAACTTTAACTTTCCTTGACCTTTAACTCTAAGGTAAATGTAATTACTCATTTTACGATAGTTTTTAGCACCAAAATCAAATAATGGAGTAGTCCAAAGAAGTGGTAAAGCTTTTGTTCCGTTGAACAAGCTCTTGATTTTTTCACCAGAAGAGTATAGTAGTTCGTTTTCAAACTCTAGGAACGAGTTTATATTGTCTATATCATAAGTCATAAAAGAATTATTCATAGTGTTAAACTCAATAAGAGTATTATTGTTTTCGCTGCCGTCTGTAGGAATAGCAATATAGTATTTGTTATCAAGGTATATAGCAACGCTTTTATTAGCGTAGTTTTTGTTCATTCTACCTATAATGTTTTTTATCTTTTGCGAAACAAGAGTAGTATTTGTACCGTCATAGTAATATATTCCATCAGAGTTTAAGAAGTAAGCTCCATTGTTACCAACACAAATACTCTTATCTGCTATAGCTCCATTACAACTAAACAATTCTACAAGTTGATAGTTACTAGGAGAGCTACCATATATCTTATAAGCACTTTTATTCTTGAATAACACAACGCTATTAAATATAACTTTCATTGCAATGATCTTAGAGCCGTCATAACTTCTTACATCAAGAAAACCACCGTGCATATTTATTTCTTCTTCCTCTGCAAGTGGAACAGTAAAGTCCTCTATATCAGCACCATTAACGTTAGCAGTAGAGAAGTAAACTCTATCGGGGTTGTCCTTATTTCCTGCTATCCAAAGCCTATCATAATGAAGTTCCATAAACTCACCAGTAGGAGCATAAGTGGTTATAGTGCTTTCGTTTTTATGTTCTTTACCATCAGCGTCTATGTACCCAACGTGTTCTCCTTCATCATTATATTTTTTACGTCTGTTTTTTAATTTTCTAGTTTCCTTTTTGGAATGTAAAAAAGGAGTATCTTCTTTAGACGTAGCAACCATTATACGCTCACCATTATATTCAAAATTAAGAGTATCTAATTTTTCACCAGATATATCGTATATTTTTGTTCCGTCAGTTTTACATAAAGATTTACCTTTACCACAAAGCACATATGCGTCTGAAACATCGTAGAACGCCATTAGAGAGTGGATATTACTATCTAAGGTATATTTTGTTGACGGCTCATTAAACGTCTTTAGAGAGCCTTCTGATATATCACAGTTATATGCCTTTACACTTTCATATTGTTTTATTAAACCTTCTGCGTAATATTCGTTAATACCACTTTGAAAACTAGGTATTTTGAATGAAGCTTCTGCCATAAAGTACCTCCTAATAATCTATAACTACGCTATCATTTACACAACTAATCATTTCTGCTTGTGTTTGTTCGTAGTTATTTATTTTCATAATATATCTATTTAAGAAGTATTCTGATTCTTCTACCTTCTTTCTATGAAGCATATATTTGTAACAAGCATAAAGGCATAAAGCTTCATGTAGAAATATATTTAAGTCTGGTTCATCTTCATTTTCTATAAGTTCTTCTGGCGAAGTAGCATACACCATTTTAACAATACCACTTTTATTAGTTATTATAGAATTACCAACTATTTTATCTTCGTTAGTAAGCTCTGGTGAAGTAGAAACGACTTGTAGACAATTATCTGGTAGCGTTATCGCACCCATTATTACTGGTACATAAGCAGTAGATATACGCTTGTCTATTTTTGCTAAATCTCTATATGCTTCGTTAATAGCACCTTTAACTATTATCTCTATTTGTTCATCTTCATCTACTTCGTCTATCATGTTATAAGTCAAATCAAGTAGTTGCTTAAAGTTCATAATATCACTCCTTAGTATAAAAGACGCTATTAAGCGTCTTTACTTAGTTCTTTTATTGTTCCTCTTAGATATTCATTACGAGTATTAAACTCGCTTCTTCTTATATTCATATCTAACATTTCTAAATCTTTTTCAGACACATCTATGTGAATAGTATCTCTTAGTAAATTAGCTTCACGTATTCTCTCGTTTTCTTCTCTTTTTATTATCTCTTTAATATCTTTAATTATTGCCCATATTATTAATATATTTATCGGTAACACGACCATAAATGCGTTCCAATTCATTAATAATTACCTCTAAAGATTTCATCATACTTATCGTAAATACAAATCTTTCTTATAAAAGCTCCAACTGTCATATGTTCTCTTTCTGCAAGTTCTAAAAGTATTTCTTTCTCTTTTTGACTAACTTGTACAGTTATTCTTTTTTGTTTTAATTCTTCTTCTCTTTTTCTACCATACATTAACCGAACACTCCCCCACTACTCTTACCGAGCATATAATCGAGTAATAACCGAGGTTTTATTACCTAATACCACACTATTACCACACTATTAGTGTATTCGTAAGAGTGTGGTAATAGTACACTTTTATGGTGATAATTAAAAATCCATAACATCTGGAACATCTTCATCATCTAAAATTTTATCAATATTATTTGAATTATTTGTTTTGTTATCTTGCGTTTTTCCACCAAAATAAAAATCATATAAAACTTTTTTAACCTCTGCTGAACGATCTTCCATGCTATTTAATAGTTCATACAATTTTAAATCTTTTGTAGTAGCTTTAAAACTTATTGTTAAACACCTTTTTATCGCCATAACTTTTCCCCAATCTTCTTAAACCCTTTAACGTTATCAAATATGCAATCCGAGCTAATAATTAAATTGTTAAGTCTATTACTAAAAGCTTTTTTAAATATATTAGAACCACCACCAGTTAAAAGCACATAACCTTGACTAATATCAAAGTTTAATTGAAGCTCTTTAAAAATGCTATCAAAGTGTAATTTTAATATTTGTTTTATAAATCCTCTATCTCTTGTTTCACCATTTATAAATAGTTCTTTTTCTATTATTTCCTCTGCGTCCTCTAATGGTAGGTTGGTAGTATATTCTTCATTAACTACATTTACAACATCTGAATAAACGTTCAATATACCACTAGGTATTGTCTTGTACTTCTTTATTTGTTTATTCTTGAATAAGCACACATCAGTAGTTCTTCCACCTATATCAACTATAACTAATTGTTTAGTGTCTATTTTATGTCTAATATCTTTAGGAAGGTTATAATAAACACTAGCTCCTTCTGGTGCTACTGTTACATCACATATAGTTATATTTCTAGTATGTCCTTTATGAATTATTTGTTTACATCTATTTTCTTTAATATAATCTATAAGCTCTTGTTTATTGTTCTTGTATTGTTGTATTGGAAGTCCTAACACAACTTCAAAGCACTCTTCACACGGGTGGCTTAATGCTAATGCACTAAATAATAGTGGCAAAGTGTTCTCTTTCAATGATTTGTTAAAGTCTGTTTGGAACTCTCCTTCGCCAACTATTATCTTTTTTCCTTCAAAACATATTTCCTTTTCACCGTAAAAGCCGTTACTTTCAATTACTTTACTTAAAAAGTGTAGATTTTCACTAGTTTTTACTGCATAATTACCTAAGTCTACCCCAATAATCATTTCTTTTTACCTCCATTTCAATTACTATTTATATATATTCAATTAAAGTCGTTGAATATGCTTAAAATTTAATATAAATAGTAAAATATGAAACATGAGTTGATATGTTTTGGTTCGTATTTTTTATCAAGTGCGAATTATGCTTGTATTAAACCGTAGCCTTTCCAAGTTCCAGGTGTACCAGCATTAATACATACCCAACCCTCATAACCACCTGCTGTAGGGTTTGAGTTTATTATTTTATCACCTTTTTTCCACGTTCCATGTGTAGGAATAGCAGTTCCATAAATAATGCTATTACCCTCTGAACTTAATGTCATTGTAGAATAGTTACTTTGACTATTTGTATCATCTTTTGTTCCGCTCACTCTAGTATTCCACCTATCACCAGTTGAAACATAGAAACCTAAATCTGTAATGCTTTCAAAAGATGTAATAGGAATGTCAACATAATGAGTATATGTGTTTGGTGATGTACCCCTATACAATCTTACAGTTCCACATAAACTATCACCTAAACGTTTATTACCTATAAGCGGACAAGCACCGCCGTAAGTTACTGATATTGATAATTCACCACTTGCATAATACGATTTCATCATATTATTTTTATTACCCCATAAGTAAACAATAAAATAGTAATAAGTTCCACTTGCTTCTTTCCATTTACTAGCACCTGTTGACCCCATATACATAGACCCATAATCACCACTATTAAATGAAGATATTGAATCAATTATTTTGTTACCTAATATTATTGAGTGTATAGCATTACTTGGGTAATCTGAAAAATCATTTAATACATTTACACCATCAAAAGAAATGGACGGACAACTATATACTCGTGTTCCACTTTCACCGTTAAAATTTGAAATTCTATAAAATCCATTTATAGTACATTTACAGTTAATACGTGCGTCAAACCAAGTTGATGTATAATCATTAGGAAGTTGCGACATATTTACATCATAAGCAATAAGAACGTTATTTATTGAGCAATGCTTATTATTATTTGAAAAATATTGATTATTGTCCTTTATAATTGACAATGGTATTCTACCATTTTTAAAACCCTCGTACCTAAAAAATATAATACTATCATTTAGTGATACTGAACTGTTTTTAATAATTATTGATGAATCTTCATTGTGAAAATTAGTCAATGTCATGGCATTACACTTATTAATAGTAGTGTGTGCGTTTAATATATTTTCTAACACTCCTCCACTACATTGTTCGATGTATAGTTTTTCTTGATGTAAGTCTGAATCAGATATTCTTAAACTATCACCTAGCCATAAAATTTCTATGAAATTTTCATCTTTATACTTATTATTGTTTATTGTTTTTATTTTATTTAAAATAATCATATCGTTATAAGCGTATGAACTCTCTGAAGTACCTTTATCCCTCTTGTAAAAAGTTTTAAATTTACTATTCTCAATGAGAATGTTATCTATTGTGTGTTTTGATAGTGAGTAAAATACATTTACATTTTCAACATTATCGGGGTTAGTAAAATATATATTTTTAATAATTGGTGTGTACCCTTTAGAAAAACCAACTAACTGACCATTACTTGCATTAGCATTTAAGTAAAACATAAACCCATTAACTAAAGTTCCACCTTCCTTTGGACTTACATAAGCATTTCCAAAGTCTAACCCAACATTGTAAGGTATAAAAACCGTATTTGCAAAATAATATGTTTTAGAACTATCAAAAACAATATCGCAACTCTTACCATTTAAAGATGTTATCAAACTATTTAATAAAACACTATCATCATTACCATTTCCAATATCTATATGTTCATTTGCAAATATTATATTCTTGTTAATGTTTTTCGCCATATGTTCCAACTGTTCATCAAACTCATTTAATCTCTCACCTAACGTTTCTTTGCCACCTCTAGCGTCTATTACTTCGGCAGTAGCGTTAGTCTTAGGTATTTCGTTCTTGAAGTCGATTACTTCTTTATATGCTTTATCTATGCTATCATACGCTTTATTTATATCTTGCAAATCAAATATATCTTCTTCCGTATATTGAGGAAGTTTTAAATTATTTGTTACGTTCATTTAATCACCTCTTATGTTAAGTTGAGGAAGTTAATGTTACCCCTCGCTCATTTTGTGTTATTTCGTAGTTTTTATCAAACATTACTTATGATTATGTTTCTCATTTTCATATCGACACTAGCGTAAGATTTAAATCCTATTCTATAAGTCGCAGGGGAAGAAACATAAAAAATAAACTTTTGTATATTTTTATTTTTATTTAATCTTATATTATCATATAGTTTTCCCCATTCTCCGCCACTTTCTTGTATATAACAAAAAATTTCGTCTTGACTTGAATTATAACCATTTAGTTGTATTTCGTAAAAACCAACTTCATCAAAAGTATGGTTAACATATATTTCACCATTGAAATTAAAGTTGTTAAAATTGTCATTTTGGGTAAATGTTATTGTACCACTAAATGTTCCATCACCAGTAGCTATTTCTTTAGTGCTATATTTTATTTTTTCTTCATTTCTAATTAATCTAGTATTAAGATAAGTATCTTCAAATGAAATAAATTTATCATTGACATTTATATTACCTTTAAATTCGCAACTACAATTAATGTCAAATATTCTTTTTCCTCCTAAATCTCCACCACAATTAATAAATTTTAAACCAGTTGTAAAATATTCTATATTTTTCCCACAGTAAAATCCTCGTTTTGTAGCTTCGAGTGGGACTAAAACACTACAATTTTCAAATATAATATCTTCATTTTTCACATTGTCTACTATAACAAATCCAGTATCAGTAAAACTTTCGCAATGACAGTTTGAAAATTTAATTCTCTTATTCCTGCCAAGCAACTTAAATCCTGTTTCGCAAGTAGCAATATCCACATTAATTAAACTTACTTTATCATTCTGTTCTAATAGAATACCAGTTATACAATCTACGATACCAACGTTTTCAAACAGTAGTTGTGTATTATCTCTAGCATCTGTTGTTGCTTCGATAGGGTAAGAAACAGACCAAAATTTTGTGTCTTTAACACAACTAAAATCATTTTGTTTTAGCAGTACACCTTTTGTATTATTTTTATTACCATTAATAACACAATTATAAAGTCTTAAATGAGTACCCGATTCATTATTCTCTAATCTAAAATCATAAGCTATTTGATTATTTTTTATTTCTACCTCTAAATCATAACACTCAAGTGAAGCACCATTGTTATTTTGTTCAAACAATCCTCGTTCACCATCGAACGTAAACTTAATATAACTATTATTACCTTTTATAACAGTTCGCTTATTTATAGTAACTGGCTTACTACAAATAAAACTATAATTGCTAGGTAAAATAATGTTATAATTATTATCTACATAATATTGTAATAAATCGCTTATATCTTGACCTTTCATTTCTAAAAACTCATACCCTATTATTTGTACAATTTTATTAGTATTCGCTTTAGTTTCCAATTGTTCGTTAACCACGCTTAATGTTTCGTTAATACTATCTATTTCTTCGTTAACAACATTTCCTTGTTCAGTAAGTTCAAACAAATTGTTATCAATCTCATTAAACTTATTAAGTACGCCATCAGCGTCTATAGGCAAATCAGTAGTAGGAGTATCATCTTCACTTCCTTCTACGTCTTTTACGAAGTAATAAACGTTTTCTTGTGCAGTTACGTGTTCATCTTCATCAACAACACTCCATACACTAGTATGTAATCCTGCATTTATTAAATGTTCTTTTTCAAGAACGATATAAGCAATACCATTAACACTATCTTTATGCCCTGCTAATATAGTGTCTATCGTTTTATCGTCATATATAATCTTAACCCTTACATCATAATCTGTTATGTCTAAAGGCTTCTTTTTATCATCTACGAATTGTGTTTCTAATTCTATACCATAATCGTTTTGAGTTACTATAATTTGTTTAGCCAAATTATCACCCCTTTATCTTATTTTCGTATTTCTTTATCACTTTTATTGTATTACTGTAAGTCTTATAAGGTACAAATCTACATACTTTAGCTTTTAATATAAAGTTTGCTCTAGGATTTTCTAACGATTTAAACTTTAAGGCGAAGCAGTTATCGTTATTTAGCGTTCTATTATAATCAAAAGAGTTTAGATCACTCTGTATGTTATTAGCGTCTATTTGAATATCAGAGCCATAATCGTTCTGACTTATAGCTCCGTACTTTAATCCTTGAAGAGTTGCACACTTATTAGTCGCTAATTTACCTATACTTATCATGGTAATTGTGTATACTCCAATTTAGTTAGAAATGTTCTTATACCTTTATCGCCTTTAGGTATTTCAGCAGATATGTCTATATAGCACTTCTCATTGCTTCTAAGCGTTTCTTTTTGTATAGATATATTTTGATTACTTCCTGCTAAATTAACGTTATACGCCTTGTGAGTGCCTAAATTCTTAGCGTATATTCTTTTTGTTAATGTATGAGTAGGTTGACCAGATATAACTCTAACGTCTATAAAGTATTTACCAGATATATCTTTTTTTAATTCTTTCTTGCATGACGAATCGTGAAAGAGTTTTACTTTTGCTTGTCCTATATACATTTACCGTCCTCCTTGTGTGAGTAATATTTATCAAGTGTTAATTATAATATAGTTATACAATTCTTTATTTTTGTTATCTAAAAGAACCACTTGGTAATGTAAAATTAGCAGCTAAATACTTAGGAGTCAATGTCGAGTTTGTTTTAACAATAATATTACCAGTTTTATTTATAACTAAAATAGCATGTTCGACTACACCATTAAAATATTGGTTTGCCGATATTAAGCAAGGTACTACAAAACTTTGAGTAGTTGAAAACGGTAATTTTCCTATTGAATCATTATGAGAAAAACCACTTGTTTTTTCTATATTTAAATATATATATCTTGTAGCATTTTCAAAAGATACAAATGCACAACCAGTTGCATTGTCTGAATTTTTAATGATACCATCTGATAATGTTATATTTTTTGTGTTTAATTTAGTTACATATGACATGTCTAAGTTATCAAATGAGTTATTAGCTTCGCGTACTCTTAAATTCTCTACATTTGATAACTTAGTGTTTGAATTTTTTCCTTTTATAAAACAATTAGTTATAGAGCTATAACCCATCATATCTTTCGTTGGATCTGATATAAAAAATATAATAGGACTATCAAAATTATCTGTATACATAGCACCATTATAAAAAGTATTGCAGTTGTTAATCATTAACTGCGATGATGAACCTATATAAAAAGCATTCGCATAACTATCAATATATGAAGAATCTAAAAATAAATTACCCCCCATAAATTTAATACCTATTGAACCATTGAAATTTGAACCTTTCCATACATGTACTTTCGACATATGGTTTAATCCATTATTTAATATACCAACATGAGCATCCATAATATAAATCATATTAAATAAACAATCATTTGCTAGATTTTCAACTCCTATGCTATTATTGTCAGTAGGATTACATCTTACATAAATATTATCAAATAATAATTCACTTGCCGAATGTATATGTATTCCTATACTAGCAAATCTTATTTTTGTATTATAAAAAGTTATGCACACACCGTCTTCAATATAAATACCATATTTAGCCATATTGTTTCCATCTAAATGTAGAGAAGAATAACTCATTTTACCAAGATTAGTATTGTTTATATAATTTCTATAATCTTGTGGAAACTTATAATTTATCATTTTATCCATAGGTTGTATTGCTTTTATTATACTATTATTCATTTCTATATCAATGTAATCCAATATTTGTAATGTATTAGATATACAATAAATAGAATTATCTTTACACTTTAATGTTTTTTTATTTTCATAACAGTAAGTTATTGCTTTTTGTAAATTAACTGTGTCATCTATTACCCCATTTCCTTTACAACCGAAATCTTCTGGTGAAACCCAATATGACTTATTTGTATTTATATAGCTTATTTGTTCCACGTTTGTAACCAACTGTTCGTTAATATCTACTACATCGCTCTTAATATCATTTATATCTTTTTTAACGTCAGCTATACTATTCTCTGGTGAATCAAGCGTTTCTACTATATCAGCTAACCCTTGTATTTCCTCGTCTATCTTCTCAAACGCTAAGTTATTTATCTCTTTAGAATATAAATCGTTATCTTCTACGATAGGTAGATTTATGTTCTGTGTGTATCTCATTTAATCACCTCTAATAAAAAAGGAGCGAATTAACGCTCCTATATTTAATTATTTATTTATTTTGTTTTAGCTCTAGCAGAAGATGATGAAGGAGAAGATTCTCCTTTTGAACCAACGATACCTCTGAAATCAGAATATCCATAAGAATATCTCATGTAACCTCTGTACTTAGCAACTAAAGTATCGAAATCTTCTTCTCTCTTGAACTCTGGTCTTACTCTCCAGAAGAAGTTTAATTCGTGTCTAGTAGAATCCATTACGAACCAAGCAGTATCGCTTTCTAAGAACTCCATAACAACTATTTTTAATTTACCTCTAACAGAGTTAACGTTGTTTAATTCGCTATCTGGTTGATTAGTAGAGTTTAATAATTCAATAGCTTTGAACTCTAATGCAGGAGGAACAATTAATGTATCAGCTTTGAATACAACTTTTTTCCCTGCTTCATCTTTCATACTTCTCATAGCAATTATAGCTTTTTGTAAGTTTTCTTGATTTAATTCACCTTCAATTAAGTTAGAGCAAGTCCCCTTATTTAATAATGGGTGGTCTTTAGCGAATAATGGTTTTCCATCATATCCGTTTTCAGTAAACCCTTTTGTTAATAATGAAACTGCGTCCATTTCAACTTTATATCTTCCTGCTCTAGCAAGGTCTTTAGGCATTTTTTGGATAGCTCCGTATTGTTCGTCATCTACCATTTTTCTTTCTACCATGAATCCTTGTGCGAACTCTTTGTGAACGTAAATTCTTTCAAGTCCAGCAGGAATAGTTACGTATGGTACAGTTGGCATTTCTCCTTCTGTTACGGCAGTACCAGATAAATCAGATTTAATAGCAGTACCAAATTCTGCCCAGATTGGCATAGAACCTAATCCGTAATCTACTTCTCTAGCTTTTTTAGAATTTTTAACGTGGAAGATCTTTGAGTATTGTTCTGGAACTTCATCGAATGTTTCGTAGAATAATTTTCTAAGCCCTGGTTCTAATAATTTACCAAAATTGGCTTCTTGATGTACTTTGTTACCTATCATGTGTTAATTCACCTCATGTATTTATTTGTATTTTGCGTAATCTTCGTAGCTCATTCCCATTAAATCAGCAACTCTCATTTCTTGTTGAGTTAAATTATGAGATACGGTTACTGGTTTTTCTTTTGTAGTACCTACAACTGTTCTAGTTGCTTGTGCGTTCTTCTTCATGTTTTCTGTTGCTTGTGCTAATTGTTCTTTTACTTGTTGTGCTATTAGAGTTTCTATGTTTGCACCTCTCATACCGTTATACACAAACTCTAAATCTTTAACGCCCATTTGTACTGCTTTATTTAATACTTCAACTTCGTTAAAGTCTTTGTATTTGCTCTTTAATTGTGAAATTTGATTATCTAAGTTTTGAACGAATATTTGTCTTTCTAACGCTTGTATTCTATCCATAGCAGGATTAACAATATTTGAAACATTTTCTGCTTCTGGCTCGTCCATTAATTTTTGTGCTAATGCAGGATTTTTCTTTAGATAATCTACAAGCTCTAATGCTTGTTTATTTTCTTCTCTAAGTTTGTTTAATTCTTCTCTTTGTGATATGTAGTCTTGTTGACGCATATAACCAGTTTGAAGCTCTTCTAATGTTAATTCTTGACCATTAACATTAAACGTTTGCATAGTTTGTTCTGGCTCTGTTTGAGTTTCTTGCTCAACAACTTCTTCTTGCTCTGGTGTTTCTTGAACTTCTGTATCTACTTCTTCAACGTTAGTATCTACTTCTGTATCTACTTCTTGTTCTTCTGCTACCCAATCTGTAAACGCCATTTACATTACTCCTTTGATTTATAATTGAGCCGTTTTTATTAGAGAACGGCAAAACTCTTTTGTTATTATGATTGTTGTATTAAGGGCATAACTTCTGCTAACTCTGGATATTGCTCTAATAGAGCTTGTTGTTCTTCTGGTGGTAAAGACATTACATATTCAATTAATTTAATTAATTCTTCTTCTGTAGTGCCGTTATCATCACTTTGAGCAACGTTTTCCGTAACATTAGCTTCTTTATTAATATTAGCTTCTTCATTGTTTATATTATTCGTTTCATCACTTATTTGTTCAGTTTGCTTATTCATTAATGTTTGTATTAGTTGTAATTCTCTATCTTTTGCTTTTTCTTCTTTTGCAGATATATCTTTATTCTTTTCAATATCGTACTTCATTTGTTCTTTTTGCATTTCAAAGTTATATTTTTGTTCTGCTTTTTGCATTTCTGCTTGTGCTGACATTTGAATGTTAGCTTGTTGCTCTTGTAACATATTTTGTGAGTTTTGAGCTTGTTGCTCTGCTTGTTGTTGCTTAATAGCTTCAAACCTTGCTAATATTTCTTCTACGTTAGGTAACTCACTATTTTCTAATATAGTTTGTCTATCTATCATTGGTAGTCCATCTTCGGCAGGAGTTTGAGATAAGCTTATAAGTTGTTGTAATCTAGCGTTCTTATTAACAGGCATTGTACTACCACCAACTACGCTTATATCCCAATCACCATCAATTTCTTCACCAGAAAGAGAAGTGAATATAGGCACTTGACCATTAATTGGTGCTTGTACATTAAATAATTGTCCTTGTGCTTCCATATCTTGCGCTACTTGTTGGAAATCTTTTATGCTAACCATAACTCTAAGTTGTCTAGGTAATTCCCAGAATTGAATTATTCTTGATACCCAAAGTGAACCTAACTCACCTAACGCAGTTTCAAAATATCTCATTTTAAGCTTTATTCTACTTTGTGCTGATTGAGTTAATTGTTGAATAGCAACACCAGAAGTAATTGAACTAGGTCTTTCACCTCTAGTAATATCAAATACACCAGATATTATTTCTATATCTCTCTTTAACATTTCTACTGTGTTTTGTACATAAGCAGGAATACTAGGTGGTTGTTCTCTTCTAACTTCTGTTCCTGGGTTTTTAGTAACGATAAGACCAGGACGATTAGTAAGTTTTCCTTGTTCTATACCTGCGTTCTTATCTTTTACCCATTGACAATTAGCAGTAAGTCTAGCATTATCTATTATTTGATTAGTAAGATTATCAGCGTGTTTTTGAGGTTTCATTAATTGTTCGATTTCACCCATTCCCCAGAATTGGTCTGGTAAATCGTAATTCTTAAATACGATAAATGGGAATTTTCCATCATCATAAGGATTATCGCTATCATCAAGAAGAGTTTCCCCTGCGATTATTATTCTTCTTCCGTTAGGGTATTTAGGAGTTTTTTCCTCGATAATATCTCCATTCTCTTCTATCTTTCTTGTTATCATTTCATAATCTCTCATATAACATTCGATAACTAATACACTTTGATTAGAGAAATTAGAGCTATCTTGTCCTAATATTAAATCTTCTTTATCTGGACGTTTAGTTTGAAGTTTTAATTCTTCTGCTTTCTCTGGAAATTGTTTTATTATTTTACCAACGTTTTGATAAGTTGCATATATAACGTAATCTGCTTCATCTATAGTTAACGCACTAGGATCTGGGAAGAAATTAAACGCACTAATAAGTTTAGGTTCTATATTACCTATTTTCCCGTCATTTCCGTTCCAGAATAATCCTATAATACCAGTACCTATTTGTAATGAAGGAAGAACGGCTTTAGGAACAAGAGTGTCCATTTTTGTTCTTTGCCATTCATAATCTAATGCTTGTTGTACTCTATATGATTTATTAAAATCTTTTTCAAGTCTAGGCATAACTTGGAATTTAGGATTTTCACTAACCATGATTGGACGTATGGTTTCGCAAGTAGAGAATATGTAATTACTTACGTTATCTGACTTATAATCTGGTTTCGCAGTTTTATCCATTTCACCTTTATAAGCGTCTAAGCATTTTTTCCATAATTCTACGTATGGAGCTTTAGCTTGTTCAGAACGCTTAAACATATCAAGTACCATATTTACTGTCTTTTCTTCTTTGCTTATTGGTTCATATGGTGATTTCTTTTTCTTTTTGTTATCCATATTTTCCTCCTATATTGAGTAGTCAAGGAAAAGACTTTCCTCGTATTCTTCGTAATCTTCATCTTCATAATCTAAATCTGGTCTATCTATATTTCTTCTTCTTGAACGTGTATATTGTTCATCACTATTTTCAACGTCATAGTAATCTCCACGTCCTTCTAATATGATTTGTAACCATATAGCAAGTGCCATTACGGTATCATCATGACAACCATCTTGTGCATTAGTTTGTCCTTTATCATCTATAACATATGTTAATAACTCTCTTAAAATAAGCTTAGATTTAATACCTATATAACCTTCTCTAATAAACTCTGCTAACTTATCTATCATTAAAGGTTTAGTTTTAGCATTTGTTGACCACCCGATTTTCTGCGTTAATTTGTCAGTTATCTGATCATATGTTTTGCTAAAATAAATATTATAGTAATCTTTACGTTGTATAGATTTAAGAGTTGTTAATCCGTGGTTATTGTTTTCTACGCCTATATAAGCGTCATTATAATATTTAGCAAGTTTAACAAGCTCTTCTCCGAAAAGGTCTGGATCAATATGACCATGCCACATAGCGTCAACTTTCATATCATCAGCATTACCAACAATACCAACACTATAGTCGCCATCTACTAGTCCTTCTGCAACATCCCCACCTATACAATAGAATTTATCCCTATTAGGTTTATTCCATATAGTAAGATAGCCATTTTTATTTTCTTCAAAATAAACTTGTCCTGCTACGTTATAATGCAAGTTACCAGTTATACCATCTTCTGTGTGCTTTAAGTATTTCTTTAGTTTAGAAACGTTAAATCTAGGTCTACCCGAAGCAATAAAGGCTTCTTCTGGTGTACTAGGATATTCTTGTTGGAATTGTTCTATATCAGCATTACAGTTATTAGCGATACACCATCTACGCCACTTTAACTGTTCGTAAGACAAATCAATATCCCAATCCTTTTTAACCATGTTCATTAACTCTTTTTCTTCTGTGTATATTGTTTCGCCCCTATCTGTCTTATACGTATACTCTACTTCTGATATAAAGGCACTTCTTTCTTCTTCGTTCTCAAACTCTATTTTATATTCTGGGTCTATGAACCACGGCAAGAATATAGGAGTAAAAGCATTTTCGCCTTTCATAGCTTTTTCCCACATATCATAGAAATAGCCACCAATACCATTAGCCGTACTTTCTAATATAACGGCAGTATTTCCCTTGTTAGGAATAGTCTGCATAAGCCCTGTCATTAGTGTTTTAGCGTCCTCCCAGAACGCAACCTCTGACGCATGAAGATAGTGAATAGTTTGTGAACGTCCAGTTTTACTATTCTTAGCAGTTTTAATAGTAACCTTACTGTTTAGCCCTGGGTTACGCTTTACTTCTTCCTCATTCATGCTAGGATTAGAGAATTGAAGCATATCAGAGTTCATGATCTTCTTCATAGGTTTAACTACGTCTGGCATATTTTCATAGAACGTCTTATACATATTGTATAAGTTTTGTGAAGCTTCATCTAAGTGGGCGATAATAGAAGAGGATTTATATGTCTGCGTTACTGTTTTCTTGAATATGTACCCTTCTGTGTATGTTGATATGCCCATTTGACGTGCTTTTAAAATAATAAGTCTTACTGGTTTATTTTTTGCTTCTAACTCTTTTATAACGTTATCAACAATTATTTGTCCTGCATTTAGTTTAAAAGGCACAAGTTGTCCTTCTTTGTTTATTATTTTTAGGCAATTTTCTATGTATAGCCTATTATCTGTCATTAATCTTTTTAGTGCATTATTACTCACCTTGTTCTGTCCTTTCTAACAGTATTTCGTATTTGTCGGATAAATCCTTTGCAATCTTCATATAGCCTGGTAGGATAATAGCCATAGCATGACCAAACGTTTCGTAATCGTTACTTTCTCCTACATGAGCTAAATACGTATCATATATTGTTCTGTTGTAATCTTCTATTACATTCATGCGTTTATTACCTCCCAATCTTCTGCCAACATATCGGTTTGAGAAGCTAACCAAGGAACTCTTCCTTTAGGAGCATTAGGGTTATTAGTTTTAAGTCCTAACGTATCAATATAAATATATGGTTGTGTCATTTTACTATTTTTATCTGGAACTTGTAACGCTAAGAATATTCCATCACCATTCCAACCTTTTCTTTTTACTTTGTTACCATTCTTTAGTTCTATTAATGCTTGCCCAAAGTTCATATAATTATTCTCCTTTTATACATAAATTACTTGATTTAGTATAAGTATCTACGTATGTTTCGTTTTTATCTCCGTTATGAGTTACTTCCCAGTAAAAACCATTTAAAACATCAGTTGATATTAATGCTTTCCAATTTTGAAGTGTTTTACAGAACCATACTATGTACATTTCTTCTGCTAATACTTCGTTTGTTGTTTGCTCAACACACTTTTTTGCTTTTTCTAAAAATATATTATTGTTCATATGTTTACTCACTTTCCACCGTATAATCGGCATTTATTATTTCGTTTAATTGTTCTTCAAAACTCTTATGAGTTATAGTTACTTCTTTCTTCATGGTTGCTAAATGACCACATCTATCTAATACGTCTTTAGACGCTTGGTATCTTACTTTATCATCATCACTATCCATAAGCTCATTAATAGTCTTTAACGCCTTTTCTCTCATAGCTTTTATGTTTTGATCCACTAATTGCGTTTCTACTTTTTGATAATGGTCTATAGCTTCTAACACTTTTTCATCACGTAAGTATTTATTAACTGTAGTAGTTGTTGTGTTAAGTATCATTGCTATTTCTTTCTTAGTGTATAAACCACTACACCAAAGTTGCATTATTTTTTGTGCTAAAGGACGTTTTAATGGCGAATCGTTAATATCCAATACCATTAAGCTTTCATTAGAATCTACTGTAGTATTCATTAACAACACCTTCTTCCATGTCAGCTTCCATTTCTTCTGTTATTATCTCAACTTTATTTGTTCCGTTAGTTATGTTCTCTTTTATGTCGTGTATAACTTTAAGTGATTTGTCTTTAATTACTGTTACTGTAAATAGTTCTGTCGCTAATATAACAAGCCATACTGTTATTAGCAAAATTAACATTTCTACTGTACTCAAATTTATCACCACCTTAATTTTAATCTACTGTTATAGTATTCCTTTTATGGTTGTTATGTACAAGTACGCCCCATTACGATACCCCTACACCCATTTTTGTTTACCCTACACTTCCCTTTTGAGAAGAGAGAAAAAATAATTAATATATAATAATCTCCAATGTCAGAGCTAAGTAACATCATTTTTGTGTACTGGGGACGTTCTACCCCTCCCCCCTACGCTTGTGCGAAGAGGTCGTGTCATCGCAACGTTTTGCGCTTTGCTTAACGTTACTCATGTTATCTACGCTTCGCTGCGATAATTAGCTTCGCTAAGTGGTTGCTTCGCAAGGTCTTAACATACTTACGTATGTTGTGTTAATAGTGTAAGTTATGTACATTACATTACATAACTTGCGTATCTATTACAAATCAGAAAGGAAGTGATAACCATGTACATCATTCAATCAACATTCATTTGTTATGTATTCGATATGACGTTCACTTGATTGACACTCATAAGTGAAGAGGTAATGTTCTGTATGCTAACTCAACTAACTCAACTTCACGCAAACAAACGCTAACATACGTACTCATTCCATTTATCAAGCGACTAATTACGTATGAAGTGTTTGTAAGCGTTCAGTTAAGTGGATTTTCGTTTAGCTTCTTCACTACTCACTAAAGTGAGCTACGTGATTACTTTCATAAAGTAATACAAACAATAACTAACACAAAGTTTTTCACTAGTTGCTTAGTATACACTTAGTCGCTAATTTGATACACTCAGTTAACACTATCAGACGAAACAAACTCGCTCGATAGCGTTGCTTATATATATCTTAGATTTGTTTCATCATAAATGATTACACAAATCTGAAAAGCTTTCAGCTTTATCAAATCAATAGAATCTAATAAATAATATTAAGGGCGATAAGTAACGCACAGTAAAAACAAACAAAAAAACAAAAAAACGCTTAGTCAATGCTCAAAGTCAAGCACGATCTAAGCGTTTATCTAAACATTAAAATGAAACGTGCTTGACTTCAATCATCAACAAGCTAAGTTAAATAAAATTAAAAATAAAAAATATATATATAATTCAAGGAGGGTTCAATTATGAACAATACATTATTAAACAAAACAGTTAAGGAATTAAGAGAAGTTGCTAAATCACTAGGATTAAAAGGAGTTTCAAGATTACCAAAAGAACAATTAGTACAAGCTATATCAGTTGCTATCAATAATAAAGCTCAACAAGACGCTCAAATCGTTGACAATATTGCAAACGTACACAGATTAGCTGATGAAATCGCTAACTTAGAAGCACCTACAACATGGACTAGAACAACTGGTAAACATGATGTGTCATTAGTTAATAGAGCATTAAATAAGCTTAAAGCAACTACACCAATGGTATTTGGTAAGGACGCTAGAATAAGCAATGAGGACAAACTTCCAGTTGTATCACCTAAAGGACAAAAAGCAATGATGACAGTTGGTAAGTTATTAGAACTTGCTTCAAAAGTAAAAGAAGCTGATCCAGTTGTTAAAGAAGATAATGAAAAACTAAGTAAGGAGGATATTGAAATGTTAGCAACTATAAATAATGCTAAGAGAGAACAATATGAATTAAACAAAGCAAGAAAGGAAAACTTTAAATTAAAAAGAGAACGAGAAAAAGAAGAAAGAAGAGATAGTGCTATAAACCAACTTGAAGATAAAGTTGTTTATGGTAACGACTTCTTTGAAAAGCTTGTAAACGTAACAAACATTGCAAATTATTTACAAGAAACAAGATTTGGTAGACGTATTTATGTTAAATACAGACCAGTAAGTGGACAAACCTTTGTAATGGAAAAAGTAAAAGCTTTAAATACTCTAAGCAGAGTTAAAAAGATTTCAAAAAACAGATATTTAAAATATACTGATGATGAAATGTATAACCAAGACATAAAAACTCTTGCAATATTAATAAAAAACAGTTTTGATACTCAAAACTTAGCAAGTAACGAAAACTTTGAAAAGAATACTGAATATGCTAAGTTAATTGAAAACGTTTTAATTAAAACTGGAACATTCGATTACAAAGAAAAGGATAGTTTTATTAATTCACCAGAAGATATAGCTGATGTTCTTCTTGCTGAACAAAAAGAAATATCATTCAGAAACAAAGTAGCTTATCACAACAGAGAAATAGCTAAAAGTGATAATAAGCTTAAACCTGCAAGTCAAAAACAATTAAATATGATTGACAATATGAGATTTGCTTATTATAAGAAACACAAAGTATTCCCAATGTTACCAGTACAAAGCTATGCACAAATCACATCAAGTATATTAGCAAGTGCAATCATTGAAAAATACGAAAAATATTGCCTAGACGGAAATACAGCAACTTACAAAATGGCTAAGAAATTATTCGATAGAATGGTTAAATGGAATGTTGCTAACTCTTCACAAGAAGTAGCGTTCATAAAAGCATTAAGAATTAACTATTCATACGAAGAAGTATATACAGTTCTTGAGATTACTTATACTGATATGTGGTTAATTAAGAAATACGCAGAAGCAAACGGCTTAAAGATAGTTGAAGCTTCATTAAAAGTTGCTAATATGAAAGAATCTACAAGGTATAGTGCAACTCAATACTACAGAACTTTAGAACTTAACCAAAGAATGTCGCTATACAATGTAGAAGATGATAAATAAGAGTGTACGTAATCCCAAATGTACACTCTTTTAATTTTATACACATATCAAACAAAAGATATGCAAAATAAACGTAATAAAAATATAACACAAAAGAAGAAAAAAGAAAAGAAAAATGTATATAACATATAGCAACGCAAGGATCACTTCGTTTTCCTCCTTGCGTGGCCATACGTTATATACGAATCAGATAATGTAAGGCATAAGATAAATAAAGTAATATGCTATAAATTAACAAAATAAAGGAGATAAAATTTATGAAAAACTTAGGTTTATTTTTAGTAGTAGCACTTGTTATATGCTATTTCATGTTTACTTGCATTAGAGATAAAGCATTATTAGAGAGCCATGAACACCATAAAAACAAATCATATACAGAATCATTTGATTATTGGATAAAGGAGAGTAAATAAGATGAAGGAATACAAACAAGGACACATAACAGTATACGCAGAGAGTTACGAAGAAGCTATGCAAATGATTGAAAATATAAACCAAATAGAAAGAGATTTTTACTTGTATGAAAGCGAGGAATTTTAAATGAGAAAGACTTGCTTTTTTGGACAAGTTGGATATAAGGAGGACAATCATTATGAAATGTAAAGAAATATTAGAACAATTAAAAAAATATGGAGCAGTTGAAGTTTGGACAAATGGAATATGGAGCGTAGGATTAGAAATTTGGGATAATGGAGCGTTACATATATATGCAAGTAATGATTGCATATGTGCTAACGGAATAATGTACAGTAACATAGATAGAGTTATATGGGATTGGACACCATTTCCAAACTACGTAAGATTAGTTGCAAATCAAAAAAGAATACACAAAGCATATAGAAAGTTTAGAGGTGATATATAATGAGAGTAATATTAACAGTAATAACGTTAACAAGACGTATGATAAGATACGAATTTGATAACGTAGAGGACGCTAGAAAATTTAGAGATGAAATTAGCGACACTACAATAGAAAGTTATATAGTAAGAGAGGTAAATTAATATGAAAAAATATGAAGTATTAGTAGAGGAAACATTATCAAGAATGATAGAGGTACAAGCAGAAGATGAATCAGAAGCATTAGAAATAGTAAAAGAAATGTATAAAAATTGTGAGATAGTGCTAGATTACGAAGATTTTTTTAATGTAGAAATAGGATATGAAATAAATGAAATAGAAAAATAAAAAACACTTATCAAAATTAACGTCAAGTGCTTACGCTTTTCACTTGACATTATTTTCGATAAGTGTATAAAATGTAGATGTTAAGTAAAAATGATAATAAGGAGTTGAAAAGTATTGAAAAAATTAAAATGTTTAGACACAAGAGGTACTACTTTTTTAACATACGGAAAAATATATGATTGTCTAAACGAATCAGAATATTATTACGAAATATTAAATAACGTAGGAGATAAATGGAATTATGATAAATACAGATTTAAAGTAATTGAAGAAGAATCAAGTGATTTAGAAGAATTACTAGATTTAGATACTGACGCACTTTTAGAATCAGCGTTATCAATAGAACCAGTAATAAATAATAATGAAAAGGTGGAGAAAAAAATGACATTAAAAGAAAAAATATTAGCAAAGATTGATTACAAAGCAATAGCAAAAGAGGTATTTGATATACTAGAGGACGAAATAGTAGAAGAAGTTGTTTGTGATTTTGACGAAACAAACTTAGCTTATGACTTAGTAGATATGTATAGAAGAGATTTTATAGAAACTGCAAAAGAAGTTATTGTTGAAAATATAGGTCAAGAAGTAGACGTAGACGAAGTAACAGATATGCTAAAAGAAGTTGCAATAGATAGAGCAGATGAAATGTAAGGAAGTGATAAATTTGAATAAAACTAAAGCAGAAAAGCTTATAGAACGTATGTACTTTTTAGAAAATAAAAAGTTACTATCATGCAATGACATATTATATATATATTATATTGAAAAAGAAATGACAATATCAGAAATAGCGAAATATTTTGTACAAAGCTATGGAACAATACAAAATTTATTAAAGAAATATAATATCGAAAAGGAGTTAGTTTTTATATGATTAATTATGAGATTGAAATTGAGAAGATATTAAATCAAGATTGTCCAGAAACTTATGGGCTTAATCAAGGAGTAACAAATAATGAGTGTGAAGGAGGAAAGAGTTGTAAAGAGTGCTGGTACAAAGCATTAGTAATGAATATGAGAGGTGAAACAACGTGGAAAGAATAACAATTACGATAGACACAAGCAATGACGCATTTAGAGGTATGGCACAATATGAAGTAGCTAGAGTATTATATGAACTAGCTAATAACATAATGGACGGTAAAGAACCAGAAACGTTATTAGATATTAACGGAAATAAAGTTGGAAAGGTAGTGTATGAATAATGAGTAGATATAGTAAAGAAATAAGAGAGCAAATTAGAAGTGAAATTAAAGACATGATAAGTGATTATGAAAACGTATATGGTTGTGATTTAGCATATGAAATGTATAACAACGATTATTACATCATAGGAACGTATAAAGCAAAACAAGAGCTTAAAAAATACTTTGATGATGTGTGTGAATGTATAGAACAATATAAAGAAGAGTTTGGTGTAACTTATGAGGATATAACAGACGCAGAAAAGCTATTAACGTTATTAATGTTATTTGTAGCACAAGATGTATTAAGCGAATCAGAAACGCTTAATGAACATTGGGATGAACAACTAAACAAAGAAATGCTAATAAAAATAGCAAAAGAAATATAAATAAAAAGAACGCTAGTGTATGTCTAACGTTCAAGGATCAAATCAATAAGTAATAAAATTGTTTTAAATTAGATAATAAAGGGGATAACCTTGATTTGCAAAAATCAAGACGAGCGATAGCGAGTTTACTATACGTTACTATACGTTAATTAGCGTTAAGTATAAAGCCTAAAGGCTTTGTGTTTCTAGCGAAACACGTTTACTTACTTTATGTTTAGTTAGCGTTTAGTGAACCCCCTCTCTATCTCTCCCCCTTATGATACTACTTGTCAACCAGTTTTGTCCAGTAAAATTTATGTTTTGTCGAACGATTTATGAGTTTATCAAAATGTAATTATATAAATTAACAATTTTATAATAAGGAAGTGATGAAATGGAAAAATTAACAAAAGAAAAATTCATAATATTTGATGATGTATTTGATAGATTGCGATTAGAATACGAACATTGCGAGTATTGCATATTGGATAACGTTCGCATTTATCAATATTACGGAGAATATAGATTAGTAGGCGAAGATGTGTTCGAGAAAAAACGAAACGTTATGCCAGTTGTAGCAAAAATTTATTACTGTAATGAAATACAGAGCGTAAAAGCTAAAATGAGTTTAGAAGCATTTTATGGTATAACACGTTATGAGCTTCATAGAAAGGAAGTGATGTTAATTAGATATAAAACATTAGAAGAATTACAGAAAGGCGTATATGAAACGCTAGGTAAAGTAAATGGTATTTTATACTTACCTAACAAAGAAGAAAGTGAGCTTATCACTAAAAATAAGCATAGAAGAGTAAAAGCAAATGGATTAAGGAGGATATTTGAAAATGTTTAATATTACGTTTAGTAAGTACCATGAAGAGTTAAGAAAGGAAGCAGAAGAAAGATTAAGAAAAGAGAAAGAATAAATAAAAACCATAAATCATACGATTCGTCAAATACATACGTATTTTGACAAATAGTACAATTTATGTTAAAATATTAAATGAAGATAAGTTAAAATTAATAATAAAAATTTAAAAAAATTAAAAAAAATTGCGAAGAGAGAGGTAATTTAAAATGAGTACATGGGATTTAGCATTAGAAAACGAAAATTCAAGAGAAGGTAAAGGTGAAACGTCTTACGTAAAATTCCAAGACGGTAACAATCAAATGAGAATTTTAGACGCAGAACCTAAAGCAGTATGGGTACATTGGTTATCACAAGCTAACAACGGTAAAGGACTTTCAGTTGTTTGTTTAGGAAAGAATTGTCCTATGTGTGAGAAATTAAAATACGATAAGGCAAATAATGTACAAACTAGAGATAGAATACAAAGACAGTTTGTTATTAATGTATATAATAGAGCAACACAAAGAGTAGAGCTTCTACAAAAAGGAAAAACAATATTTGAAACTTTAGCGACTTTCCACAAATCAATGGGAGATATAACTGGTTACGATATAAATATTGTTAAAACTGGTAGAGGATTAGATACTAAATATACTGTAATACCAGTAATGCAAAGCGAACCAGTTCCACAAGGATTAGAACTTTATAATTTAGATGACGTTACTAAGGTATTTGATAGGGTAATAGTTGATTTATTAATGAGTGGAATGAGCATAGAGGACGCACAAAAGACGTTTAATGCAGACGCAGGTAATTATACTTCTGGTAGCAATAATAGTGAAGATTTAGTAGTAGATGGTGTTATTGCACCGTTTTAATAAATAAAAAAAATAAAAAAGCAAGAGCGACATTTAGCTTTTTATGGAGTATAGGTTAACGCCTATACTCTTAATTTTATAAATAGGAGGTTATATATATGGTATTAAAAAGCGATATTTTTTATGCAAACTTAAATAATATGTTAGGTCATGTGCAAGGAGGTATAAGACCAGTAGTTATTATATCTAACAACTTCAATAATGCTCATAGCGATAATGTAACTGTTGTGCCAATAAGTAGTAATACAAACGTTAAGCTTAAAACTCATATACTTATTGACGGTGATCTAGTTGAAGAGTGTGGACTTGTAAAAGAAAGTAAAATACTTTGCGAAACTATACTTACTATAAGTAAAAGTCAGTTATATCAACGTATAGGACGTGTAACTGTAGGTTTAACAAAGAGAATAAATGAAAGTATAAAAGTGCAATTAGCGTGTTAGAGAGGTGAATAAAAGTGTTTGTAGATGATATGAGAGAAAAAGAAATTGTCGATAGTCCAATATGTGAACATTGTGGTGAAGAGTGTTGTGTAGGTTATAATGATGTAATTTACATAAACCAAACAGAAGAATATTATTGTAGCACAGAATGTTTTTTTGAATTACAAGGAGTTGAATTAATATGAGTAAAGAAGTTAATAAACAAGCGATAGAATTATGTAAGTATTTTTACAGAGCAATAAATAAGAAAGTTACTCCTGCACTTATGAAAATAGGTATAGGTCAATTTAAAAACTTGCTTAATGTTTATACTTATGAAGAGTTAGAAAGCGTAATTAAGTGGATTGAGGAAGGGAACATTACTAACGTTTATTCTCCTGGTTATCTTAGTTTTGCAACTAACAAAATATTAGATGATATTAAGTTAAAAGAAGTGAAAGAACAAAACGCAAAACCAATAGCAAATAGCGTTCTTGATTTAAAATTTGAAAATAATAAAAAGGAGAAACAAAGTAATTTTTTAGATAAATTTATTTAATATATATATGATATAAGAGGTGTAGAAAATGAAAGGTTGTAAATTTTTAAGAATAAAAGAAAAATACATGTTTTGCCCTATGTTACTAAATTTTAATAAAATAGTAATAAGAGGTGAAGAAAATGATACAAGAGATTTTATTTTAAAAGATAATGACGGATATACGTCATGTATAATATCAGTAAAAAGTGGCTATAGATTAGCGTTTAACGAAGAGCTTAGTTCTGAATCAACAAAGATATTTGAAATAATAAGCGAAAAAGAATATGTGTACAGAGAGTATTTAAAGAATAAGTACGCAGTTTAAAAATTACAAATAAAAGGTGATAATAATGCAGTTAAAATTAAGTTGTTACTGTTGTGGAAACGAAGATTTTGAACACACAGAGATAGAAGGTTTATTAGAAATTGAAGGCAGAAGTTATCTACTTCAAGAAGAAATAAAAAATAACGAAGTTATTTGTAAAAAATGTGGATTACAAGATTACATTCAAAATTTACCTATAAAATTTAGCTAGTAAGCAATTCATTAATATTATTCTTTAAGTGGAGGTGATTTTATGGTATGTGAGCAATGTAAGGAATGTTTTAATTATTTAGTTAGTGAATTAGGTTGCTATGGTAATGATGAACCTTGCGAATATTTACAAACAGATAATCAATATTTAGAAGAAACATTAGAAAGTATAAAAAGAAGTATGTATTAAATAAGGTGCGTTAATTCGCACCTATAACATAAGGAGATAGAGAAGATGAACAGAGCAGAAAGAAGAAGATTAAAAAGACAAGAAGAGAACATGAGAGCAGAGCAAATAGTTAATAAAGCTATAGATAATTTGCTTAATAAATTTTATATAACTATGAGAGAAAACAACATAAGTAAAGATAGAGCAAATAGAATTTTAAGCGAAACAGCTAAAAGATTATAAAGCGAGGTTATATATATGAGCAGAATAGAAGAAATGATTGCTTTTTCTGGTTCGGAAAGAGCTATCTTAACTATTATAATGAAAAATACCGACAATATATTACGTTGTGAAGAGTTAGGATTGAAAAAAGAACACTTTAGTGTCAAAGCAAATCGTTATATTTATAGCGCTATAGCCTATTTAATGTCGCAAGGATATGATAAAATAGATGGTGTAGCGATAATTAATACACTTGATACAAAAGGTAAAGAAGAATTAAATAACTTAGGTGGGTTAGAATATATTGATTTGTTGTTAATGACTGAAATATATGATAACATAGGAATTTACGTTGAGAAAGTTGTTAACGCATATAAAAGACGTAATATATATATGTTATGTGATGAAACAAAAGAAAAAATGCTTGATGATGATGTTAATTTACCAATCGTTTTAGATAATATGCAAGACAACTTATTAAGTTTAAGTCTATGTAATAGCGAAAGTAAGGTGTATAAAATGGGAAGTAGTTTAGCAGACAGATTAAACGAAAGAGCTAGTAATCCAACAGATGTAAAAGGATATAGAATAGGTTGGAATTGCTTCGATAAATACACGCAAGGTTATCAAGGTGGAGAACTTACAGTTTATTGTGCGCCTAGTAAAACTGGTAAATCAGCAATACTTATGAACCACGCAATGAGTTTATCAGTATTTAGCGATATTCCAGTATTATATATTAGTACAGAAATGTCAGATGAAGAAATGGAAGATAGATTACTTTCTTGTATTTCTGGTGTTCCTTACACAGAAATATGTAATGGAATGTTTGCTAAAAACACAGAAAATGGATTAGCAACAGATAAGGCAGAACGTATAAGAGAAGCATTAGCAAAGATACAAAAAGCTCCTTTTACACACATATATATGCCAGACTTCACAACAGAAAAAGTTACGGCTCTTGCAAAGCAAAAGAATTTACAAGGACAATGTGATGTGCTTATATTTGACTACATTAAATTACCTGCAAGTGATGTAAGCAATTTAGCGTCAGCACAAGAATATCAACGTTTAGGTTATATGACAACTTGCTTAAAAGATTTAGCAGGGATATTAAATATTCCAGTTATAAGTGCATGTCAAAGTAACGCAGACGAATCAGTATTAAATAATGGCAAACCTGGACAAAGTTTTATAGGTGGTTCAAAGCGTATTCTTCATATGGCAAGTAAACTATTTTATCTTGTTAATAAATCAGATGAAGAAATTGCTAGAAATGGCTTAGAAAGAGGAAATCAAACTCTTTGGTTAGCGTTTCAACGTTCTGGAAGTAGTGATCTACCACCGATAAATATATATAATAATAAGCACATATTGAGAATGGAGGAAGTGTAAATGAACGCAGTTGAAATAATACAAGATAGTATTAATATGGATAGTATATGCTCTGTTTTAGAATATTACGGAGTAAATAAGATATATAGAATGGGAAGTAGTGTAAGATGTTGTTGTCCTCTTCACGGTGGGAACAACCCAACATCTTTTGTTTGGAAAGAAAATGGTCTTTGGTATTGCCACACAAGATGTAATACTGGAAGTGATGTTTTTGGATTTGTTGCTATAAAAGAAAATCTTGATTTAAATACACAATTTAAAGCAATAGTTAATAAGGTTGCAGAAATACTTAATATAAATGTAGAGAACGCAACTTATGATATAACAAGCAGACGTAACAATAAAGAACTTGAAGATTGGAAGAAGTTTGTTAAATCAAAGAAAGAAAAGAATATTAATGAAGAGTATAACTTAGCTCAATTAGGAGATTTAAAGCAAATATCACGTTATAGAGGAATAACGCAAGAAACATTAGAATTATTTGAAGTAAGCTATTCAAAAGAATATGATAGAATAGTGTTCCCGATACGTGATGATGTTGGTAAATGTATAGGAGCAACAATGCGTAGAAGAGATAACACTAAGCCGATAAAGTGGTTACATCAACCAACTGGACTTAAAGTTGGAGAGCATTTATTTGGATTACATTTAGTAAATGATGATGTTCCTTTCCTTGTTGAAGGAGCTATAGATGTATTAAAGCTACGTGATTTAGGAATAAGTGCATTAGGTTGCTTTGGAGCGAAGTTAACAGATGAACAAGTAAAGATACTTATAAAAAACTTCACAAGTGTTAACTTGATGTATGACGGTGATAAAGCAGGAATGGACGCAACATATAGCGCAATGATGAAGCTTAAAGATAAAATGGATATTAACATTTATATATTACCGTTTGGTACAGATCCAGGTGAAATAATGCCTACAACGTGGGAAAACATTAAGGTATATAAACCTTATCAATTTGAAGAAGTTTATAACAATATGGAGAAGTGCATTTAGCACTTCTTTTTTTTTCTAATATATAATAATTTTCAATTTTTTTGGATAATTATTGTAATCTAGTGTCGATTATGGTAATATATAGGAGAGAGGTGATTATTTTT